GCCCATCAACTGCTTTTAAAGCCCTTACTGCTTGGCTCGAATTAATTCTTAATTCAACGTTTGACTGAGCCACTGATTCCTATTTTTTCAACAGTCTACTTAAGTGTATCGTCAATTATTAATTTTATAAGCTTAGTCTTATTTAAAGGCTTTTTTGTTCCTGCTAATTCTCTAAGCCACCAGTTAGGCATACCTCTCAAACCCCAAGCAAAACCTTCCATTTTTGACGGGGAACGATAAACAAAACCAGAACCAAAAAAGTCAAGAATCTTTTTCATCGAGAACTTTTATCCTTTCTGATAAGTTAGTTCCTTTTAAGTATCGAACAAGCTTGTCTTCAAGATATTCTTCCTTAGATTGAATAGTGTACCAACGTGCATTACAGACAAGACAGTTCCTTCTGCGAACAATTCTGTTGTCTGTTGTTTCTCTGGTGCTTACAACTTTTGAAGTTTTGTTCCTGCAATACGGACACCACTGAAGTCTCATGGCTGATTATGAAAACCCGTTACTAAATTGGTTGGCGGTAAAACACACTACAGAGTCAGAGCTTCGGTTGGAATTAGAAACTCGAGAAATTTTAAATTCTGAAGACTTAAAACAAATTCGTTGGCTCTGTGCAAGTCTCTACAAAGAAAACTGGGCCAAGGATCAGGTCATAAAGAACTGCCTTGGCCGCATTGGTGAACTAGAAGCTCAACTTGTAATTAGTCACATGGATCGGGAACAATCCTGTTTTATGAAACTAGTTAGAAAGGTAATTCCTCGGAAGATCCTGAAGGTTCAATCTTTTGAGGATTGATATTTCCGAAGTCTCCATACTGTCCAGCTTTTCCTTTTGCATTAATCCATACGACATCAACTTCTTTCTCTTCGTTGTTTGAAAAGTCCCAAACTTTTCCTGGCTTATGCTTTGAAGTGTCACCTTCAAGAGCCATTAAGTAATTAATAAAATCAGGAATTGAATCAATAGGAATAGCTAAAGAAAGCTGTCTAGGATTTTTACCTGACTCGTCGTAGTTGTTCTCTGAAACTGTCCACTTGATTGGATTTCTGAGAGCAGGGTTGAAGTCGAAATTGCTTGGCATTTGATTGAGTCCTTTTTTTGAGTTGGTGGATAATTAGTAAACCTGATTCGGTTGCTTGATCTGGAGACATTAGACGGCGGTTTTTTCTTTAACCATTTTGGCTAAATAATCGCCATGTGCTTTTGTCGTAATGTGATTTGGTGAGATTTCTTTAGCTGAAATTTTAAACTCCTTTTTGAAATCACCTAAAACCGTTTTTAAATCGTCAGAAGTTAAACTTCTTAAATCTTTTTCAATTTGAGATTTAAAAGCTGGAGCTATAAAGTCAGGCGCACCCGTAGGAGGTGGACTTGACACTTGTCTTGGCTGAGTCGGAGTTCTAGCAATTCCTTTTCTTTGTTCGACCTTTTCTTTAGGTGCTGAACCTTCTGCGTCATCATCATCTCCTGCTAATCCATAGATTGCTAAGAGTCCATAACGCCTTGCATAAGTTGTAGCTGATCCTAAAGCTTGCATGATATTTCCTCTGTTGGGAACAAGATCAGGCAAAGGAAGTTTGCTAACGATTTCTTCTCCTGAAACATGCTTAAGAGTCGTAACCAAAACAGTTACAACTTTTCCCGATTCAGGTAAGACCATTACATCAAATGTTTGCGTATGGCAAAGACCTAAATGAGTTGCTGGCTGAACTGCATTTAATCCACCTGCAAGAGTTGTATAAAAACCATAATTGGCTTTACCGTCTTTTCCTGCTGCGTGGTGTTCCTGTTGGAACTGAACTAATGCTTCAGCTAATGTCTCATAAAGCAAGACTTTTTTAGCTGTTTGCGTTGGCGAGGGCATGTGGTTTTTTTATCCCATTTATGTACTCTCTAATATTAATAAGAATAATGCTGGTTGTACACCTATAAAGGAATAATTTTAATGATTGCCCCGGGCAATTCATTCTTTTGAATGTATTTCTTTGTTGCAGTAATTGAGATAACAAAACTATCATCTTTTAAGACAATCCCTCCTGATGTCACCGACAATCCATCAAGTGTGCTTCTACATAGTTTGTCAATATCTCCACTAGCGTGACTTGTTAAAAATTCAGGAGCAGAAGGTTTTAATTTATTTTTATTTTTTCCTGTTCCAAAATGTGATTTAGGTCGAGGAAAAAGAAACATTATTTCAACAATACAAGCTTGTTCAATTGGATCAAAAGGAAAAGCTTCTAAACAAGCATGGCGAATATCTTGCCGCCAAGGCTGCACTTTTTTCGATGATTCAATAAGAGATCCATAACGAGTTAATCGCTTTGATCCTTGTGCACCTGGAATCCCAATAACTCGAATATCAATCGGGTTCAAAATGGATTCTGTTGCAAGTCGAACTTCTCCCAAGATTCATGCCAAGCTAAACGACAGGTTAATGGATCTTGATCCTCTCCAATAATGCACTTATTAGGTCTTGACCAAATAGTTTTACAAGCATCAACCACAATCTTATGGTGATTAGCTAAAGCCTCAACATAACTTCCAAGCTGTGCATCAGTGTTATATGTTTTCTTGTTTGATTTACTTTGAGTTTTAAGATCAATTAAAAGCAACTTTCCTTCCTTATGGTCATAACCTAAAACATCAAATTGGCCTCCAACTGATTTATCTAAGTCGGCAATCATATATTCAACAGCCCACGTTTCAAAGTTATCCCAAAATGGATCTGACAAAAGTGGATCTACCCAGTCTTTATATTCTTTTGGATTGGGTTGTGCATCACCTAATAGAAATTGTTCAAGACAATAATGAACATGAACGCCCCGAGGTTCCCATATATGACGATACCGTTCAATATTTGCCATCTGTTCTGGCGTTTTATCGGAACCTGTTACTCGAGTTGTCGAATAGGCAAGCCATTCTCCAGTTGGCTCCCAACAATATTGGTGACGTTCTTCATCACGATAAATGGGAAGAGGATCAAGTTTAAGTGATCCCCAAGCTGGGTTGCGTGTAAGACTCGGATTGTTCCCTAGCTGTTGGTAAGGTCCAGAGGTGTTCTCTTTTTCCATAGATTCCTTTAACATAATCGTTTGTTTTTTCAAGTTGGCCTTCGTTTGATAAATTTGTCATTGCTCGTCGAATTGACGTGATTGGGCAATTGAGTCCTGATCGAGCAAGAACCATTGACGGGCTAAGAGGCTCGTCACAAGAATTAAAACAGTCAAGAATCTTTTCGCATTGAGTTTTAGCTTTTGCTTGAGACTCTGCAAGTTCATCTGCTGTTTCTTCAATGGTGTTGTAGAAAGTCATTTTTTAAGGATCTTGTGCGTTAGTTTTCTTTTTCTTTTTTCTTTTTTTGCTAGGCATTTCTAAAAGAATTTTGAGACGTCTTTGTTTTTCTTCATGCAAATGAGTTGCTCTTAGTTTCAACTCTCGATCTGTCATTTCTTGAATCTGTTCGAAATAACGCTTGGGCCAAGGAAGAATTTTTGGACTTTGTGGTGTCCAGATCTTTAAGTCGTCTGGGTCATCGTGAATCATTTTTAAATCCCTTTGTGGTTTTGGGTAATCGTTTTTTAGGAGCTTTAGGCTTGATCCTTTTTTTCGGCTTGTTGTAATTCCTGAAGCTTTCAATATGTTTGTTGCTTGAGGTTCGTGATCCGGCTTGGCTCATGTTGCTAAATCCTTCGGGTCAATTATTTGAACCGATTCAGTTGGTGGCGTTTCTTCTCTTGCGAGATTCTTATGCCTTACACCTTGATACCCTCGAGGGAAAATAGCGAGATTTGAATTAGCATCATCCATGCACCTTTGAAAACCCGGACTTGGTTTGTCTAAATCTTCAAGAGTCCAAAGTGGCTTTTCTGGGTTTGAAGGGTTTGGGCTTGTAAGACCTCGTTTGAGCAATTTGATGATCGAGGCTCTGTTATATAAGGGTTCCATTATTCGAAGCCTCTGGAAGCCGTAAAGACTCGCTGTGCAGGATGTCCTGATGTTGGTTCAGGATTCCAGTTTGGTTTTTTACTTACAGAAAAAGTTTCATGGTTTTTCAAAAGGATGCTTTGCCATTCACTGGCGATAGCTAATTCAATTTGGTCTTTGGCTGCTGTCTCTCCATATTTCTTTTTTATACCTAATAAACCTTTTTCACTCATCAATAAATCAAAAGCTGCTTCTGTTCTTTTTCCTTTTTTGCTGTACCAAAAATCTTCAATCAAGGTTGATAACGATTGAAGTTCAAAAGGAATTAATTCTTTACTGAATTTAAACCTTGTTTTTTTAAAATTTTCTTTTTCTTTATTTATACTATTAGATACTCTATTTGTATTAGATAAAGCCCCGTCGCTCTTGTTCTCTTTTGTTTGTTCTTTTTTTTCTCTCTCTGCACCGCTAGGTGCTTTAAGCGTAACATGCCCTGCAACCCCTCTTAATCCTTGTGAAACCATTTCGTTTACAAAGGCAGTGGTAGAAAGCCAAGGCGGTTTTTCTGATTGACAGGTTAATAACAAACCTTCATCAATTGGTACGTTTTTTGTAGGCATTGAATGTACTAAATGTGTGGTTTTAATGCTGTTTTCATGCTTAATCATGCTGTATGCAGTTTTTAAGCGCCACCCTGATTGAAATAACTTGCAATATTATTTGTGTCGATATGTATAATGGGCTTGACCTGAAGCTCGGAGGCTGCTGCCAATGACCACTAGGACTCAACAAATTAAGGAAAGTCTTCAAACTTATGGGGCTGATCCTTATCAAATTGCTGCTGAAGCCATTGAACGAGGCGACCGTTTAGCTGCCCATGTTAATCGGTTGCAAAAGGCTCTTTCCCAAGTGCCTGATTTAGAAGTTCACGAACAACATTGCTCTGGCTTGTGTTCGTCTCTCTAGCTATTTGAACAATTTGATTTTTAGTTTCGACAGTGACACTGACTTGAAGGATTTCGCACCATAAGTCACTACCTTTCGAGCGGTTAGACATAAATTTTGGAAATAATTGAAAGAACAATTTTTAAACTATTTTATCTTATTAAGATTAGCGATGCTAAAATAAAGTTCAAGCTCTTCTTTTGTTGTTTCTTTTAAAAGTTGATAATCCTTTTCTGTTAGCTTTAAATCTTTTAATGATTTTGCATTTTCTTCTTTCTCCCAATAAGAAATGAGGAGCTTTAACTCCTCAATCCTTTTTTTTGCATATTCAATTTTTTCACTTGTTTTCATTTTACAAGGCTTTTCCCAATATTATCGTCAATCAATATGTTGTCTGTTTTATCTATAAGCTTATTGTTTTCGTAAGTTTTTCGGGCAAGTCTGCTTTTTTCTGCTTTTTTTGCTGCTTTTTTTCTTTTTGCCTTCTCTTGAAATGCAAAATGAAGTAAATCTCCAAGCTCTTTACTTGGTAGGGAGCGAACCCATTTTTGCATTGCTGCTTTGTTTGTTGGATTCATAAGATTTTACGGTGCAGGAACGAGCATGTGCTGGGCATGTTCTGAAGTTCTTCCGTCTGCCCATTTGACTGTGCAGTAAATACAGGGAGTTCCTTTTTTGTTGGACTTTTCCCTCATTGATATGATTTGCCCAACAGCAGGGCCGATTTCTAAAAATACTCCTGCGGTTCTTCTCTTGTTTACAGAATCACCTTCTTTGTATCTGGGAGTTGCTGGCATTTTGTTTTTTATAAATAAAAAAACCTGAGAAGTAATGACCTCTCAGGTTCGAAGTTTTGGTTTTAGTAGTTCAAGCCAACAATGTGTTTTGTGCATGAATACTTAAGGCCGTGTCTTTTTGCTTCGGCTACCATTGCTTTTTTTTCTTCTAAAGAGTAGGCATAATCATCCCAATCTTTTTCAGTAACAATGTGCCAGTAGTAGCTCGGATTTTCTTCCGCGTATTTTTCCTCTCTTGCTTGAATATCAAGTTGTTCGAGGTGGCGGTTTAAATCTGATTCAACGGGGCAAGACATTTTGTGGTTTTTTGTCTGAACTCTTTAATCTTATTAAGATTAGTGCTACTTGTACACCTTTGCATCGATCTTGTTGTGTAACTGTCTTGATTGGATTATTCTTATTAAGATTAATGCATGAGGAGCTTTCCTCGTATCCAAAAACCACGGAGTTTTAAATGGGACAAATCGCTGACAGCCTCAGATCAATTGTTCAAACAATGAAAGATGGAGATGAGATTTTTAAACAGAATCTCAACGAAATCGAAGAGGCAGCCAAGAAATTAAGCGAAGCTGCAGAGGGATTAACAAAAGCTTCTACTGAATTGATTGACGATTTAGAAGAAGATGATGACGAGCCTTCTGACTATGAAATGATGTCTGCCTTTGGTACAAAATGGCACGACGGCCTTTAAATTAAATTTCACGAGCCCCCTTGAGGGGCTTTTTTATTTTTCCTACATCTACCCCCCTATAAAAAAATTATGTCAAAAGAAATCAGAATGATTAAAGGCAAATTGTATAAAGAAGAATGTGCTGGAAATTGGGAACCAATGGAAACAAATGCAATTAATGATGCTGGTGTTGCCTATCGAGCAATTCAGCGACTTCTTTTGTCAATTACTGATGATGAAATCAAAAGAGCTGATTTAATGCGACCTGAATTGAATCCTTTGATTGAAGCTCTTGATACTCTTCAAGCAATAAGAAATATTGAGAAAAAGTCTTTAGAAAAAGAACTTAGACCTAATTCATGGACTGAAGCAGCCGCCGGACCGTATAACCAAAAGGGATGGAAGGATGCCGCCAATGCAGACGGTTATCTGTTTAACGAATACAACGAAATCGAGGAATAGGTGTACAAAAGCACCTAATCTTATTAAGATTAAATTGTTCAATAAAAACCACCATGAAGCTATTAACAAAAGCTCTTGAAAAAAAGCTTCCCGCCATTCATTCAGCTACAAATAAAGCTTATGTGAAATGGTTTACTCCCTGGACTAATTGGACTTGGTTCCTTATGGAGTACAACCCAGAAACAGGAGAATGTTTTGGATATGTCGAAGGTCTTGAAAAAGAGTTTGGCTACTTCAACATTAAAGAGATTGAAAAACTTGAAGGTCCATTTGGACTAAAAGTTGAAAGAGACAGATTGTTTGAAACAACAACTGTTGTTGTTAATGACAAAATCAACGAGGAATTGAACTAATGAGATTCCTCTTCTTTACCGCCTTCATGGCGGTTCTTTTTTGGGGAGTTAATTCTTCCCTTTCAGATATGACCCGCCACGATTGTGAGGTCAACAAAATCCAACTCGCCTGTGAATCTCTAAAATGAATTTATCTCGTACTGACTTATATAGTCTCTACAACATAGTAAGAGACAGATACAACGACGTTATTTGTGGAGACTGGAACTCAGTAAAAGAAGAAATTTCTGAGCTTCACTTATTAATGTATAAGCTTCTAAAGCTACAAGAGGGAGTAGCAGAAAACGTACCTGCTATCAAAGTCAGCCCCAGTGGTAAATTTGATTTTTCAACTGCTGAGACAGCTAAAAAGTTAAAAGTAACAGATTCAGACTTGCGAGCATTACGCAATGCCAAAGAATTAAAAGTAGGTTATCACTACATAACAGGAAGAAGCCCAAGACCTACAGCTATTTGGTATGACCTTCACAGAACTTGCGGTCAAATTCATGGGGTTGAGTGGTCGAAATTTTCCAAGCCCGGATTTGACGTTCAAGCAAATACAGAAAGACGAACAGCACAAGCTTTCGCAAAAGCAAGAGAAGGGATGAAGAAATAATGTCAGGAAGAGCATTTAAAAAAATTGGCAAAGACTCTATTTTCTTTGCCGATTCTGCCCATAAGAAAACAAGTGATGTTGACAAGGCTTTGACAAGGCTTTTATTTGCTTGTGTTCCTAAGAGTCATTTTTTTAAAACAAAAGACTTAGAACTTTACCCCATTACAAGGATTGAAACATGCCTTCAACGTGTGGAAAAGGAATTAACTTTTTTTCAGTCGTTACAAAGCAATCTTCCTTATGCATGGAAAAAACTTATTTTGGAAGATTCTTATTACTTAAGACGACCTGAAAAACTGAAGGCAAAAGTTTATTCAGAAGCAGAAGCTAATGGTGTTCTTCAAACCCGAATAGGTGCAGCAATGAATGATTTGATGTACTTAAACGCTTTAAGAGTTGTCGCTACCGAGGTCAAATAAAAATGACAACATCTCAAGAAGTTACAATTCGACTAAAGATTCAAACACTTGAATATGTTTTAGATCTTCTTTGCCAAGAAGCAGATCGACCAATCACAGTTTTTTTGCCAGAAAAATATGAAGATCAAGTTTCCTATCTAAAAAAGGAAATTACAAAAACAGTTGAAATGATTTGAAGATGGGGCATTGACTCCTCAAAGAAGTTAGTGGTTTTTCTTCTTTGCTTGCTTGGTACTAACAGAGGGCCAATCAAGCGGACGGCCAGTCATGTAAGACCCCTTAAAAATAGGCAAAAAAAAGGCCCCTTTTTGAGGGGCTTTTTGATTTAGAAAATTGCGGCGGTTGCAGCAGTGATTCCTAAAAGGATTAAAGCAGCATTCAGTTTCTCAGTAAGAGTTTGAATTTTTTCTGCTTGATCGTCAATCAGTGGAAGAGCCTCAGCAAGAATTTCAGCTTTGGTGTTCTTTGCAGTGATTGTTGTCATTTGGAAAACTCCGTGGTTTTTACTCTTTAATCTTATTGAGATTAGATTAATCCGTATGCCCCTTTCTTTAAAATTGATGCGGTTTGATGTAATTCAAATCAAAACATTAAGAGGGGGGGTGTTTAGTAGGAAAAATAATTTGGCTAGTTGAGTAGTTATTCTTTGGCATAAAAAAAGAGCCTTGCGGCTCTTGTTTGATTTAGGCAGGAATGACTCGTCTTCCATTTGAAACAACGTCTTTCCATTCAACCCAGCAATCTCTTTCTTTTTCATCCATCACTTGAATTAAGGTTCCTTTGTCATATCCAATGATTTGAACGGGAACCATTGTTCTTTTAATGAAATGAGTTGGGCGAAATTTCATTTGGTGGTTTTTTGATTACTTTTTAATCTTATTGAGATAAAGATCCTTATTACCCTTTTTGATGCAATTTGATGCGATTATTTTTTCCCAAAAAAAAAGAGCCTTTCGGCTCCTTTACTTTTTACATTCCGACTGACTCCCAATAGCCTTCGGCGTAAACCCACCATCTTCCGTTTCTTTTATAAAACTCTGCATGTGATCCGCATATATAGCGAATAGCTTCGCTTACAACGTCATGCATTTTTGCTGGACAAGAATGTTCGATTGTATCTTTCCAGTGTTGGCCTTTGTATAAAACAGAATTTAAAGCGTCTGAAAGATCTTTATGAGTGTAAGGAGTTCCTTTCACTTTCATATTGTCCCATTCGACTTTTTCGTTCCTTAGCCTTGTTTCAACGTCAAGAATTTGAGAAGTCATTTTAAAGTGGTTTTAAATGAACTTCTTAATCTTATTGAGATTATGTCCTTCTTTTTCTTTTTGATGCGGTTCGTTGCAATCTTAGTAAGATAAAATTATTAAAAGCCTTATATCCTTAATGACTTCGATAAAAGATCTTAAGCCTGATCCTCAAAATGCTCGGAAAAGAACTGACCGCTCCGCTTCCCTTATAAAAGAATCTATTCAGCGTTATGGAACAGCTCGTTCAATAGTTATTGATGAAGATAATCGGATCCTTGCTGGTAATGGAACTGTTGAAGGAGCAAAAGCAAATGGTTTAAAGAATGTCCGAGTTATTGAGGCTGATGGATCAGAAGTAATTGCAATAAAAAGAACAGGATTAACCGAAGAACAAAAAATCGGTCTAGCTCTAGCCGATAACAGAACAAGTGACTTATCCGACTGGGATCGGGAAATGTTGCACAACCTTTCTCAAACTCATGATGTCAGCCCTTGGTTTGATGAGGAAGATCTAGAAAACCTTTTAGGCAAAGACGACATGAAAGAGTACGAAGGAGCAACAGAACATTCAGAAGAAGATTTTGACAACTTCCAACACACTTGCCCTAGATGTGGATTTGAGTTTGATGGAAAAAACTAAAGGGCCATGGCACCTGACCGATCTTCCTGGAATAAAAAAGAACGGTTTTAAAGTTTTTAGCTGCTTCCATTGCGGAGGTGGTTCTTCAATGGGATATAAACTCGCAGGCTTTCATGTCTTAGGTGGTGTTGAAATAGATCCAGAAATGATGGCCTTGTATCGAGCAAACCACAATCCGAAACATAGCTTTTTAATGGGCGTTCAAGATTTTAATAAAATTCCTTTAGAAGAAATTCCTGATGAATTAAAAAATTTAGACATTCTTGATGGGTCTCCACCTTGTTCAGTTTTTAGCATGGCTGGCAAGCGTGAAAAAAAATGGGGTAAAGAAAATTATTTTCGTGAAGGTCAACAAAAACAAAAGCTAGACGACTTGTTTGGTCATTTTATTGAAGTAGGAAAAAGACTTCAGCCCAAAATAATTGTGGCCGAAAATGTTAAAGGTTTAATTGCGGGCAATGCCAAAGGATATGTCAAAGAAATTTTTACGGCCTTTCGTGAAGCGGGATATAGTGCACAGCTTTTTCTTTTTAACTCAGCAAAAATGGGGGTTCCTCAAGCAAGAGAAAGAACTTTTTTTCTTGCTAGACGGAATGATTTAAACCTTCCACCTATAAAACCAATTTTTAAAGAATCACCAATTTCAGTAAGAGAAGCCTTTAAAGATATTAAAAAACATGGGAAAGTAAAACAAATCAGTTCTAATCTTCAAAAATTCTGGAAAAAAGTTAAGCCCGGAGATCCTTTATCTAAAGCCCATCCAAAAGGGCATTATTTTAATATGAGTGTTGTTAATCCAAATATTCCTGCTCGAACTGTTACAGCAACACAGGGATTAATGAAATGGGATGAACCCAGATATTTAAGTGAAGGAGAAATTCTTCGCATTCAATCATTCCCCGAAGACTACAATTTTCTTAAATCTGATCCTTGTTATGTTATGGGGATGAGTGTTCCACCATTTATGACTCAGCGAGTGGCTCTCGAAATTGCTGAGAAATGGCTTATTCCAGAGGCTTCAAATGGCAGCTAAAGGATCTAGTAAAGCTGAAACTTTGATCCGTGTTCAAAGGTTTTCACGGATCATTGCTAATGGTGGAAGAAGGTCTGATTGTGTTCGGTATGCTTCAGAAAACTGGGGGGTATCAGAAAGAACTGCAGATAACTATTTAGAGGCCGCTAGGCAAGACCTCAAGGCTGACTGGGATATTGAGCGACCCCAAATGATTGCGGATCTTTTGAGCCAATGCAGCACCTTACAGATGGAAGCCAGAAGGGCTGGTCAATATCACATTGCTCTTGGTGCTATTAATACAGCAGCAAAATTAGCTGATCTTTGCTCTTGACTATTCTTCAAGAATTAACAACTGGGCACGTTTTACATCCTGAAGGGTTTAAACCTTATGCAATTTCTGTTGAAGAAAAGGAAGTAGAAACAAATTCAATCAAAGAACGTATTTTCAAAGGTTTATTAAATTATCAACAAAAAATCTGTGAAGACCACGATCATAGGATTGTTGGATTTTGCGCAGGATATGGAGCAGGAAAAACAAGAACCTTATGTGCATGGACTACCTTATGTGCTCTTGATAACCCCAATACGGTTGGGGCTGTTTTCGCTCCTACTGGGGCTTTGGTTCGTGATGTTTTGCAGCGTTCCCTTGAGGATTTTTGGGAAACAAATGAAATCAATTATGAATACAGAGCTTCACCCTTACCGGAATACAAACTAAATCTTCCTACTGGTGAAGTGACAATTCTTTGCCGATCAATGGAATCTTGGCAGAGAATTATTGGTGTTAACCTTAGTTTTATTGGTTCAGATGAGTTAGACACAACTAAAAGTGATATTGCTCAAAAAGCAATTGAAAAGTTTCTTGGAAGATTAAGATCAGGAAATAGAAGACAATTAGGTCTTTTTTCTACTCCCGAAGGTTTTGGAACCTTCTATAATTTATTTGTCCGAGAAGGTCACAAGGAAGATCGAGCACTCTACAAAGCTCGAACTGCTGATAATCCTTATCTTCCTGATGATTTTCTTCAAGCATTACTCGAGAATTATCCAGCTTCTTTAGTTCGCGCTTATACCGAAGGAGAATTTTGCAACCTTCAGACCGGGGCTGTCTACGACAGATTTGACCGAGCAAAGCATGTAACTAAAGATATGCCTGACCACTCTTCAGAAATTATTAGGGTTGGCTGTGACTTCAACGTTGGAAACTGCAATGCAGCTATCGGGGTATTTCCTCCCTCT